CTTTAGTAGAAGGAGTGCAATATTATAATGAAAATCCTGAAGACAAAATAGGTCTAATGTACGAAGATATCGGAGGATATTCAGTACATGACATCGAGTTTGTTATAGGATTTGATATCGATAAAAGGAAAGTAAATAAGAAACTAGCAAGAGCTTTAAGAGCTCAGCCTAATTGCGCTATGGACCATGTCGATAAAATTACTACTACATCAAATAGTTCATGCGTAGATAAAGATGCAATGGTCTATTCAGCTCCAGAGATGGACGGAATAGCTCCACACATGCACGATTATCCAGATGAAGTTACGTTTGTAAATGGAGCTGTACCAGCAGAATCTTTTGAAAGGTCTGTTGAATTATTACAGTATCATGATGTAGATGTATTAATTAACTATTTGCCAGTAGGTTCAGAAGAAGCTTCTAAATACTGGATTGATGTTGCTTTAGAAGCAGGAATACATTTCGTAAATTGTATACCAACATTAATCTCAACAGAAGATGCTATGGTAACTGAACAAAGATTCATAGATGCAGGACTAACAATTGTTGGTTCAGATATGAGGTCAGCCTGGGGAGCTTCAAGAATGTCAGAAGTTCTACAAGGTGCTATGTTAGATTCAGGTCTAATGGTAACACAACATATTCAAATGAATATGGCTGCTGGTTCTACACAAGGACAAGAGCATATAAGAACAGGAAGAACAGCAAATACTGATTTTCTTAATATGGCAAAACAATATAGATTACATAACAAACATGTATCAAAAGAAAATGTTTTAAAAGGACAGAACAGTGTAAGAGGAGAATCAACTGCAGGTATGACATTATTTGCTGGACCATCTCTTACTGTTCAACAAAAACCAGGTGGAGATTATATCTCGTCTGATAATAAAATAGCAAACTTTGATATGGTTGCTTATGGATTTGCAGGCGCAAGATATGAAATGTCAGCTAGACTTTCAGTTCAGGACTCTCCAAACTCTGGTGGAGTTGTTGTTTCAGCAATTAGATTTTGTAAGGTAGCTTCAGAGATGGGCATTGTAGGATATTTAAGAGGACCATCAGCATGGACTCAAAAGACTCCTCCATTACAGCTTAAAACTCAAGATGCCAAATTTGAATGTGATGCTTTAGCTAGGAGAGTATTGACAGATATAACTACTCCTCAGCTCAAAGAAAATAGACCGAAGGCAAAAAATCTGCCTCACACCTTCCAAGATGCGAAGAACGATTATGAAAATTAATTCGTTTGATATCGACGGAGTAATCTATTTTGGTGAAGGCACCACAGGCGTAAGACCCGGTAAAGATGACATCATCATTACTGGGCGGCCTTTCACTGATAGAGAAGCTACTGTAAAAATGCTAGAGTCAAGAGGTATATACAATACTCTTTATATGAATCCTTTAAAAAGAAAATTGCCTAATCCTAATGTCACACATGGAATAAAAGATAATCCATTGTATGGAAGAAAAGCATCAGGCATCTTTAAAGGTCAAATGATTAATATGTTAAAAGACTTGGGAGTAGAAATAGAAATGCATTTTGAAGATGACCCAATTCAAATTAAAGAAATCAAAAAAAGATGTCCTAATATTTCTATTGTACATTTAAAAAGAGATAACGAGGAACGTGTCAAGTACTAAATATAATTACGACTGGTCGAATTACGATAAAGAACTCATGAAAGAGTTCAATTGGTTTCTATATAAAGTAAACCAAAGGTCAGCAATTCAACTTGGTTATAGCGATGAACAATACGAATCAGTAAATCGTCATGGCAAAAATGATTTTGGACTTGGAGAAGACGTAGAGTATTTTCATCCAACAATTACATTAGATGACCGTATGAGATTCATAGGTCAAGAGATTGCAAGTTTAGATACGTCAATAATGAATATTGTTGGCAATACTTTTATATCTCATTTCTATGGAGGAAGAGGAGTTCATTTTCTTGCTTCAGGAGAAGACAATGTCTTTGTTGATTTCGATAAGATAGCTGATAATGACCAAGAGTATATTCAATTTGTTCGTAATAATTTAGATAAAGCTATTCAAAACAAGCAACCAATTTGGGGAACAACAGAGTTGCATACATCTATTCAAACATCAGCTAGAAACTTTTGTCGTCAAAAATACAATGACAAAGATAGAAAGTTTCATGCAGTTGATGTTTGTGAATGGGTATCTTCGTTTAGAGATACTGGATTCTTAGAAAGAATGCAACAATGTAATCATATGTCAGAAATATATACTCTCTTAAGAGAACAGCCTGGCATAGGACATTACTATGGATTTCACGGAGCTGCTTCATCATCTGTATTACCACAAATGAAGTATCATCATGACCAAAGATTTGTTTCGCCTGGACCAGGAGCAGTATATACAATACAACTTATGTGGCCAGATGCTCCAAAGAAATTATATGATGAAGCAATATACTACATGAGAGAAAATTCAGATGAAATAGGATTAACAAAGAATGTCGTATTTCATCCTAAAGCTTTTAATATAAATAAGAAGGACGGTACAAAATTGTTTCAATACGAACAAGATTCTCTTAAATACTACGGAACTGAAGTGTTGTCATGTCAGTTTGGTGTATACCTACAGATAAGAGAAGACGAACGAGCATGCGCGCGTAGACGTGTCGCACGAGTACAGAAGACGAATAATCTTACTGAATTCTTTGAATAAAAACGTTTACATTTGCGCCAAAGTATGGTATAATATATCTAATGAAAAATATAATTAATTGTCCATTTATTCCTATAGCCAAAAGGCCAGGCTCTCATAGAGGAGCTGCAGGAGTAATGTATGGCGATATGATAAAGGAGAAATATGGAAACTGCGATGTCAACTATGGTGGAGAAATTCAAGACCACAATGATTATGATAACCTTTGGGTCTATCACGGCACTGATTGGTCTGGTGGAATTAATATGTTTGGTGGCGTATATGGTTTTCCTTATGTTAAGAACACTGTCAACTTTTCTAAGTTCAAAGGCAGAGTCTTTTCAATTGGAATCGACTTCCCGCCGTATCACGAAATGGTTAAATCAAAACTGGAATCAGCTAAGAAAGAGGTTCAACCGGAATGGCATGAGGTAGACCTTAAAAATCTAGAACGCATGTATAATGAAGCCGAAAGAATTGACTATCCTAATCCAACTAATAAAATAGTTATTGGTGATAGTCATTCCATTTGTATGTATCGACCAGGTTGGACAGTAAACAGTGTTCCATTCAAAACTTTAAATGGAGCTATAAATGATGGATTTGATAAATATATTCCATTTGATTACGAAGAGATAGAATGCTACTTTGGTAATATCGATATAAGACATCACGTAATCAGATTAGGACAAAAGATAGAAGATTTAGCTGATAGGTATATTGAAGAAGCAAATAAATATAATGCAAAGATATATGAGTTGCTTCCAATAGAAGATGTCAGTAGAAGAATACCACAATCAGGATATTATAAAGGACAACCATTTTACGGTTCTTGGTCAGAAAGAAATGATGCAAGAAATAAATTTAACGATTATATAGAGAAAGAATACGGCATCAAAAGATGGACCGGTCATCTCTTTAATAAAGAAGGTAAGCTCGATTTTAAATACATGGAGAAACCACAATCAATACATTTATCCAGAGAGTTCTATCCATATTGGAATGGAATAGAAGCAGCAGGATTAGAGGAGTTTTTTGCATGAGTTATGCGAGTATAGTACCACTTATAGGTGGAGAAACAATAGCAATGGAGAATGTCTTTAAAGAGAAGCCAAAGTATTTTCTTACTTTTGACGGCTTTCAAGATAATGAATCTCACTTAAACAATTATTACAAACATGAGGTCCCATATTTGAACCTCTCAGAGGGAGCGAGTTACACAGAAAAAGTTGATGTGATTAATACAGTGTGCCCATGTGCGGGGCTTAGTTCCCTTAGTCCCTCTGCTTCAAGCACTAATCCAATGAACGAATGGATGTATAAATCAGCTGAATATGTACTTGGTGAAGTACAACCGAAAGTCTTTTGGGGAGAGAATGCTCCAAGGCTTGCAAGTAAGATGGGAGAACCTGTAGTAAAGAGATTACGAAAGATAGCAGAAAAGAATGGTTATACAATGAGTATCTTTAAAACAAAATCTATATTACATGGATTAAGTCAAGTAAGAGATCGCACATTTTACTTCTTTTGGAAAGGAGACGAAGTCCCACTCTTTGAGTACATATATGAACAACCTACAACAATTGCTGATGATATAAGAGCAGTCAAAAGATGTGATAATGACCCAATGAGTCAGATACTTTGCAATGACGCTATCCCATCAGAGAATCCATACTATAAATACGTACTAGAAGTATTAGAAGGTGGAATCACGCATAAAGAGTTTCAAGATAAAATTGAAAAAACTACTAATCCTATGGATTATATAGAAGAAAGAACAACTTATAAAGAAGTTGCAAAATGGATGAGAGAACATGGATATGATAATGTCGCAAAGAAATGTGATAGACAATACCATAAGCTCAAGTCAGGTGGTAACATAATGAGAAAAACTACTGAGATTCCTAAAGATAAAATAGGAGCCTTTGTAGGTCATATGCCAACATGCTTAACACATCCAGACGAAGACCGATATTTAACAGTAAGAGAAGCTTTATCGCTTATGAAGTTACCATTTAACTTTATACTGTTAAATCCTAAAAGGTCGTTGAACCACATATGTCAAAATGTACCAGTGACTACAGCTGAGCATCCTGCTCGAATGGTTCAAAAATATTTAAACAATCAGCTTGAGATGGTAGACACAAAGTTCTTAGTTCAGGATAATAAAAAAAGAACCTATAATTTTGAAAAAAACAGTTTACAACTCACTGATTTTATGGTATAATAGTACTATAGAATTTAATAAAGGAGAACTATGCCAAGTATAGATTTAACACCTAGGAAGAATCGTAATCCTAGAGACAAAAGACCAGCAAAAGAAATGCCTTTTGATGTTGGTCTTAGAAGATTCAAAAAAGCCTGTGATAATGCAGGTATCGTACAAGAGGTACGCAAAAGAGAGTTTTATGAAAAACCTGCAGCCAAAAGAAAAAGAAAAATGGCTGAAGCTGTTTCAAGAAGTCGTAAACAACAAAGAATGCTAGACGCATTTAATAGGCCATCAAAGGCCAGGAGAAGATAATATGTCTATAATGGATAAATTAAAAAAGAATAGTAAAATTAAAGATACATCTATTCTATCTGATTCAGTATTATTTGCTGAAAAAGATATAACTGTCACTAATGTTCCAATGGTTAACGTTGCGCTATCAGGTGATATCGATGGAGGATTAACTTCAGGACTTACAGTTCTTGCTGGCCCTTCAAAACATTTTAAAACTTCATTTGCTTTATTGATGGGTGCAGCCTATCTTAAACAACATGAAGATGCAGTAATGCTATTTTATGATTCAGAGTTTGGTTCACCCCAATCTTATTTCGAATCATTTGGCATTGATACCGAAAGAGTATTGCATACACCAGTCCAAAATGTCGAACAACTTAAGTTCGATTTGGTAGGCCAACTTGAGAATATCGAAAGAGGAGATAAAGTAATTGTTGTTATTGATTCAATTGGAAACTTAGCCTCTAAGAAAGAGTTGGAAGATGCCCTCAACGAAAAGTCAGTCGCTGATATGTCGAGAGCTAAAGCATTAAAGGGACTATTCAGAATGATTACTCCTTATCTAACCATGAAGAATGTTCCTTTACTTGCTGTTAATCATACCTATCAAGAAATTGGATTGTTTCCTAAAGCAGTTGTTTCAGGTGGTACAGGTATCTATTACTCATCAGACAATATATGGATTATTGGAAGACGTCAAGAGAAAAAAGGTACAGAAATACAAGGGTATCATTTTGTAATCAATGTAGAGAAATCAAGGTTTGTAAAAGAAAAATCTAAAGTACCAATCTCAGTAACATGGGAAGGTGGAATTGCTCCATACTCAGGATTACTAGATGTTGCAATGGCTGGTGGATACGTAGTTAAACCAAATGTTGGTTGGTATGCTCAAGTCGATATGAAGACAGGAGAAATACTAGAACCTAAAGTAAGAGAAAAAGATACTCTTAAGAAAAAGTTCTGGGACCCAATCTTTGAAAATACAGACTTTAAAGAATTTGTCAAAACATATTACTCTATTGGACATAGACCAATGGTTGATATTGACCTTGATATTGATACGGAAGAGTAATGTATAACATAAATCAAAATGACTACTCAATTGTAGAGAATGAAACAAGCGCGTTTCAAGGTGTCAAACTTAAGACAGGCACTTGGAAGAATGTTATAGTCATATATGGACAAGTTGGCGTCAAAGAAGATACAGCTTTAGATATGGCAACATTAAGCTTTAACTTTACAGTACAGGACCCAGCAGATTTTAGTGTAGACGAACTTGAAAAAGATGAATCATTTAAGAATTACTTAGGCTCAGTACTACAATATATAATAACAGATAGTTTAGAACATGGAGGACATATTGGAGAACCAACTACCGACACACATACTGAATCACCTTCTACATAACGAAGAGTTTTGCAGAAGAGTAGTACCTTATTTAAAGAATGAGTATTTTGAAGGTACACACAAAACTGTGTTTGACCTTATAGTCCAATTTGTAAGCAAACATAATAAATTACCAACATCAAAAATCTTAGAGCTTGAGTTAAAGAAAATACAAGCTCCTGAAGATATATTAAATAATGCTCAAAGATTAGTCACAGAAATTATCGATAAATCTGATATCGATACTGATTACCTAATTACTGAAGCAGAAAAGTGGTGTAAAGAAAGAGCTGTTTATAATGCTATTATGGATTCAATAGGAATCATTGATGGTAAAGATAAAGAAAGAAGTGAAGGTGCTATACCTGAAATACTATCTGAAGCTCTTGGTGTTTCGTTTGATGAACAAATTGGTCATGATTATATTGATGATAGCGAACAAAGGTTTGATTTTTATAATCGTAAAGAAGACAGAATACCGTTTGACTTAGATTACTTTAATAAAATAACAAAAGGTGGTCTACCTAATAAGACACTTAACATTGCCTTAGCCGGAACAGGCGTAGGTAAGTCATTATTCATGTGTCATTGCGCAGCAGGAGTACTTAATCAAGGAAAGAATGTATTGTACATAACAATGGAAATGGCTG